CCCACCTTATGGTCGAGCATTGAAGGATTGGGTAAAAAAGGCATACGAAGAGGGGCAAAAGGATAACACAGTGGTTGTTATGCTTATTCCCGCTCGCACTGATACTGCATACTGGCACGAATACGTGATGAAGGCAGATGAGATTCGTTTTGTCCGAGGTCGTATTAAGTTTGGTGATGAGACAAATAGCGCACCATTTCCTTCAGCCGTGGTGGTATTCCGCCAGTCAGCGTACCCCGCCCCACGCATCACAGGAATGGAGCGCCCGTGAATAGAGCACAGCGCCGCCGCCTAAAGAAGAAGAATAAAGGCAACGAAAAACTCGCCCAAAAAATTTCCAGCTTTAGCCACAGACCAGACAAGTGCTCAGCGTGTGACACCGCATTTGATGATAAATCAAAGGAACACGCAATGACGTGGCGAGTAGTTGTTCGAGAAAACCCAGTCCGGGTTTCCCTATTTTGCCCAGATTGCATCCAAAAAACACAGGAGATATTAGATGTCCAAGATTGACCCATTCAATACTTACGACAAGACAGCACTAAGTGGACTTGAAAACATCGCACACCGCGAAGCCGTCAACCATCCGTCACATTACAACAGCGGAAATATCGAAGTAATTGACGCAATCGAAGATTGGAAGCTTGACTTCAATGCAGGCAATGTGGTAAAGTATGTTGCGAGGCACCAGCACAAGGCTAATCCGGTTGAAGACCTAAAGAAGGCTCGTTGGTATCTTGACCGAATTATCGAAAGGCTAGAAAAATGTCCGTGACCCGCATCAACAGACGAAACCTCGAACAAATT